AACTTCTCCACCTCCTGCACCGCCACCAGCCACGACCAGATAATCCACGCTGGTCACACCGGTTGGGGCAACCCACTTGGTCGATGACTTGAAGGTAAAGACAGTCTGCGATGCGACGGTGTATTTCAGGATGACGATACCGGAGCCGCCTGCGCCTGATGTATATCCAGCAGTGGGATGATTTCCTGCGCCTCCACCACCGCCACCACCTGTGTTAGCAGTCCCACTTTCAGGTGTAAGTGTTGCTCCACCTCGACCACCACCGCCTGTGCCTCCTGCACCACCAGTACCAGAAGCAGGAGAAGGATTACCCGCACCACCGCCACCGCCACCTGCATAAGTTACAGATGAGCCTGAAATAGTTGATGCGGTTCCATTGCCTCCTGCACCACCAGTATTTGTAGCTGGAGCCGCACTTCCAACAGCACTAGCACCACCACCGCCACCACCAGCACCGCCCCAACTTATTGTGTCATCTGCGCCATTTCCACCATTGCTACCTTGCGAGGGTGAAGTTGATGGTGTGTTTCCTGCCCCACCTGTTACAGCAGCACCGCCTCCACCGCCACCACCACCGGAACCGCCAGCAGTTCCGTTCGTATTCCAATAACCACCAGCCCCACCGCCGTTAGACGTAATAGTTGAAAACACAGAATTTGAGCCTGAATTGCCAGTAGTAGCACTAGCAGCACCGCCGCCACCAACAGTTACGGTGTAATCAGTTCCTGCTGTAACAGATAATCCAGTACCCGTTCTATATCCACCAGCCCCACCTGCGCCTCCTCTGTCACCGCCGCCGCCACCACCACCAGCGACAACAAGGTACTCAACTTCGGTCACGCCAGTAGGTGCAGTCCAAGTGCCAGATGCGGTAAAGGTTTGGACAACGGTCAGTGCGCCGCCACCAGCAGCAAGCCTGCCCAACAGCATTGCCATAATGCCACTCATGACACGTTCCCTGTCACGACGCAGACTGTGCCGCTGATAAACAGGATCGTCGCAACGCCTCTGGTCGCCAACGTCATCGTGTCCTTGTCCGTATTCGTGCCTGCGATGTAGGCCGTGGTGATCGAACAGGTGATGGTGATGTTGCCGGTCGTGTTGTTGAAGATCGACACAATGTCGCCAGCAGCGAATGTCGAGTTCGGGATCGTGATCGACCCACCCGAACCAACGCCGACAAACTCACCGATGTCGCCTGTGGTCAAGCTATAAGAAGTCGTTTTGTCTGAGCCAGACTGCGGCACATTGCGGTAGCCGACTGAGTTTGTCCCGTCTGCTGTGCAATTCGTCAGCGTACCGCTTGACGGTGTTCCTAACGCACCGCCGGGAGCGACGTAATCTGTACCAGCAGTAGCAGCAGCGATCACACCAGACGTTGCTTTTAGCACACCGGTCGTGGTTGACCGCTTGATCGTCTTACCTCCAGTACCGGAGAACAGGGCGATCTCGTTATCGACCGAGCTAGATGGGCCGGTAACATCACCACTACCAGAACCAGCGTCACCTTTAGCTGCTAACACTAGCCAGTAGGCTGTTGCTGAAGATGGGCTTTGGTTGGTGCTGGCTTGAATTGCCAAGTAGCTTGAGCCGCTCAAGCTGACGACATCGTTAGTAACGTAGCTTGCGCCACTTGACCAAGCACCGCGAGGCGTGAAGCCCACGGCCACTGGTGCAGCACTGCCTTCGTAAGCTGAGTATAAACAGACAATGGCTGACCCAGTTGATGCGCTGGCAATAATCTTGTCGCCTGCATTCAGGTTGATCGGCTTCGGCCAAGTGAATGCTGTATTCGCTGCCACGGTTTGACCAGTAATAATCGTGGTCGTTGCCGCAGTGCTTTGAATGTAGACCTTGACCGTAATCGTTGCAGCACTACCTGTGCCATTGGCAAATACTAAGCCGTGGACAGATGCCTCAATTGTTGACGGACAAGTGTAAAGATCGGTATCAGAAGTCCCGACCGCGATTGGTTTGCCTTTTAGTGCCATGATTTAACTCCCGAAAACAAGTGCCATTGCCACGGGATCGGGAATGGCTGAGACAGATGCAGCGGTTGCAGGGGTAAAGCCTAGTGCGTCAGTAACATCAGTGCTTGTCAATGTTACTGAGCCGGTTCTAGTATTAAAGCTAGTCACCGCACCAGATACGCTAAATGCAGCCGCATCCCATGCAGAGCCTGTCCAGATATAAAGTTGACTTGCTGTTGTGTTCCAGTACAAGGCACCGGTCAGCAATGCGTTGCCATCGTTGTCTACGCTCGGCGCTGTTGACTTAGCGCCAAGGTATCTATCGTCAAATGCGTCATAGCTGGCAGCAGCGTTAGTGGCTGCGGTGCTGGCGGTAGTCGCAGAAGATGCCGCATTAGTTGCGCTAGTCGCTGCATTTGTTGCACTTGTTGATGCTGCCGACGCACTGCTTGAAGCACTGGTCGCGCTGGTGCTTGCCGAACTAGCAGAGTTAGATGCGTTAGTCGCGCTGGTCGATGCGTTGCTGGCTGAAGTCGATGCAGACGATGCCGAGCTTGCAGCGTTAGTGGCCGACGTACTAGCAGCAGAGGCGCTGTTTGATGCGTTGGTCGCCGATGTTGCCGCAGCAGTTTCGCTGTTCCCGGCATTGGTTGCAGCGGTGCTGGCCGTAGTGGCAGCGGTCGAGGCTGTCGAGGCAGAGCTTGCCGAATTAGTTGCTGACGTTGAAGCATTCGAGGCTGCTGTGCTTGCGGTGCTGGCCGATGACGAAGCATTAGATGCGCTTGTCGCCGCAGCAGAGGCTGACGCAGCCGCATTGGTGGCAGACGTTGAAGCAGTCGCAGCATCCACGAGCAAGAACCACTTGGCGCTGTCTGTGTTGGTATTGATCGGCTGCGAACCAGTCGATGTGTGCTGCACCAAGCACTGCCAGATATTACTGTTGGTGGTGTCCTTGACAATATCCCGTGCGTAGTAAAGCGTAGATGCTGCCCAGTTGCCACGGTTACTACCAAGAGTTTCTGCAATTGCAGGATTGCCGTTAGCATCAAAGCCTAGCGCCTTATTGGCACGAAGCGATGCGCGTGGCAGAGTCATGTTGATCGTTGTCGGATCAGTCTGCGGTGCCTGCAATGCACGGCCTAGACCTTCAGCATTCTGCTGGTTGAAGATGGTCTGCTGATCTAGTTCATCGTTTAGCGTGTTGGCAAAGAAGTCACCGCCGGTCACGAAGTCTGTTGTGCGCGATATAGTGCGGTTGCCGACAATGGCGATCTGCGTTGCACCAGTTGGAGCAGCTACTAGCGTGACCGAGCCAGTTCCGTTTGCATTAATCGTGACCGTATAGTCAGTCGTCAATGTCAGCAAGGTATCATCACGATAAACCGCGATGTCGCCAGCAGCCAGAATTTCAAACGTGAAGGCATATGGCCCTGTGCCGGATGCGGCATAGACCACCCTCCTTGTCACATTGCTAATAGGTACTGACATGATTTAATCCTTCCAACAAAATTATAATTTACTTGCCATATAAGCTATAGAACTTTTTGGTCTTGTCAATAGCTGCGCCCAACTCTGGGAACTCGACCTTCTCATCTAAGAAACCAGATTCACTTAGGTCTGGTATCTCGGTCTGGCCTAACTCTGGGCTAGGATCAAAACCAATCATTCTCAACTTGGCAATACGTCTGTACTTTTTGATAACGCTGTCAGCAAAATTCTGTGCGTCGCCCTTACCGAATGTCCGGCCTTCAGAAATCTCGTAAGCCTCTTTCTCTTTGAGTAGCATAGGCATTGCCATCTCAAGGTTCATAGGAGCGCCTGTAGCCGTCGAAACGAACAAGGATGGGTCGATCATCACCTCTTGCCCATAAAGCTTTTTGTAGCGGTTAAATTGCGGTCCTGACAGCCTTACACCGTCCCATACCTCGCGTGGTCTGGACACGCCATGATCGATGGAAACCATAGCCTCCATGAACGGATCACGCTTGCCCTTCCTTGCTTGAACGACTGGGACGAAATTGGCGTATGTCTCAAACATATTGTCCTCAACATACCGACGGCGACCAATATCATCAAATTCCTCGCTCAACTTGCTGGACCATCCCGGCAACCTGCTCGTAACTCGGTTCCATTGCTCGTGGAAAAGACGCAAGTGGGCTGGGACATTCATCATGTCAGAACGGGTAGACCTAATCAGCGGGTCATTAAGTCTTTCAATGTGAGCTATTGCAGAAGCATTAGTAGAACCCAGCAGGGGTGTGCCGGTATATAAAACATCGATATACTGTTTAGCTATGCGGTTTAAAACATCAAAGACTTTCTCCCCGCCATCTTCAGCCCTAGACCTAACAAGACCGATGATGTCTCCAAAGGCTGCTGCTTGAGGTTGGTTTTGCAAATACTCAAGGTTTGATGCGGCATAAGCCAATGCCAACTTGGACCATTCTTCCTCATCGGGTTTGCCAACATGGAATCTTTGTGCATCAGCAAAATCAGCGCCTTGAGAAAATATTGGAGAGACAACGCCAAACCGTGCGAAGCTAACAAATGTATAACCACTTAAGTTACCTTTGCCTTCAGTTACTGAGGCAATGGAAGAAAACTTGGATTTAACGCTGTCGCTAAGTTCTCCGGGGCTAAAAACAATAGAATTCTTTTGCCACCCAGTCGCCTCCAAAGCTTTTCTATCTTGAAGTTGTGGAGGGCCATTACCTGTCAATCGTCCATCCGTTGCCAAGTCAACAGCTATATACCCAGCAGTTCCACCAATACTTAATCTAGCAATGGCTAAGTCACGTTCTTTACCGCCAGCATTCCATGCGTCCCAGAACTTTGGGCTAACAAGATTCCACCCCGGCGTTGCAGCAGCGGTATGCAAGAAATCATTCGTGAGTGATCTGGAAAAAGGAAGGAAAGGCTTTAATGCAGCACTTTGAAACATCTTGTCCGTCTTCCAGTAAAACTCATTAAGCTTAGTTTCCCTGTTAAAGTCTTCCGATGCTGTAGCAATTTTATGAGCCTTTTCCATGCTGGCTTGCAATGACGCTGGGCGCTCATTAGCAAAAGAAGCAACAATACGTTGAGTCTCAGCCAAAGCGTCTTCAGGCGTAGCGCCTTTGGATACTAATAAGTCATATTCTTTTTGTGCAATATGCCACGCTTCCTCGTGCAGTTGCATACGGGAAACTGTCATGCCAACAAAGTCGTCAGCAGCCCTTAATGCACGGAATGGAACGCTATACAGATAGCCCATTGCGTTTAGGCTTTTCCCAACAAACCCATTAGTAAAGTCTGGAGTGCGGAACAACTCAGTCGAACTAAATGGCAGTCGCACAGGCACATCGCTAAATGCCGCCCCAGATAAAGGCTCTACTACCGCATCGCCTTTGGCATTCGAGCGCAACGCATAATCTTTGCTAAACGGTGTAGGCAGCGTTACATTGACATCAGTAAACGGAACCTTTACGACAGGACCACCTCTCGCAAGAGTAGTCCATGCGTCATACAAGCCATTCCGAATGCCTGACATTCTTGCTTGGATGTCTGCCATGTAATAACGGTCAGCAACAGAATATTCTGCCGGAGGTACGCCGTCATTTATTAACTTAAACCCACCTGCGCCGCTTTGACGAATTTGTCCAACACCAACGGCAACCATGCGCTCAAAAGGCGCACGGGCCGTGTTGATTATTCCAGACACAAGGCTATACGCATGAGGCGCAATGTCAGTCAGCAGGTTAGACTGCCACACATTAATTACAACATCACGTAGCCGCTTACCAAGACCAACCTCAATAAGCTGGTTCTTGCCTTTTCTGCGCTCTAATCTGACGTAATCATTGGCAAGCTGTAACAATGCTCTTTCACCACCGGCATCATCCAAGATGGCTCTCATATCAATCGGACGGAACCCGGGACCAGCATCCTTGACGCGCTTAAATACGTTCATCGAACGAGCCACATCAACTTGTACGCCCTTGAGCGACGAGGTAATGACATTGTGAAACGCCATCTGCTGACGTAGTTCAAGCTGACCGGCCTGATCCAACTGACCAGCCGCCATCTTCTCCATCAAGTTATCCAGCATCTTTGCACTTTGGTCATGCAATTCAACGACACCCGATACCGTCTTGGCTAACTCGGATGACCCGATGGTGGACTCAAGTGGCTGACCTTCAAGCAAACGGTTGGCAATACCTTCTGGTACGCCAGCATTCATCATTCGCATCTTGATGGAACGCACGGACATCGTTGGCTCGTTCTTGACAGCGTTCTCTGCCATCACACGAACGGTTGCTTGCAAGCCTTCATTGTCAAAAGCAAGATTGCTAATTGGTGTTTCTGGCGTTGTCGCAGCAGAGCCAGACTCAATCATTGCCTCACGCTTTGCTACAGCGTCAAGCATCTCCCCCCCCGGCACAGGGGCAATATCCGGCTTTGGTCCTTGCTTTGTGGCTTTTGGCTGCGTAACAATTGGGGCTGGTGCGACAGGTGGCGGGTCAGGAATAATCTTCGGCTCTTGGCTAATCCGAACGCCTTTTTGAAGCAAGGGCTCTAAAGCAGCCTTGGGCTTAAGCTTTTTAATAACTGGCGCAATTGAGCCTAATCCAGCTTCCTGTTCGTATTCAGGGAATTCAAGGTTCTGCTGAACAGGGATGCCATCTGCTGGCTCATTGGTCAACGGCTTGGTCATCTCATCGACTAAGTTCTCCGATGAGATAGCTGTATCTAACCGTGCCTCAAGCGATCTGTTGATAGCCATTATTTCTGTTCCTCATTCGTCGCCAATGACTTTGGCGCTGCCGTTGCCGCTGCCGCTGCCGTTGCCTTCTTGGACTTTGCCATCGTCTTTACGGCCTTCTTTGCGATCCCTGCTGCAACTGGTGCGTTGATCAATTCTAGTGATTCCATCGTTGGGCGTGGAACCTTCAATCTTCCTGTCGCAGTTTGGAACTCTACCGGCGGGAATCCTTCTGCAATGTTGACCAGCACTTTACCCAAGTCACCAACGGTTAAGTCCTTCAGCGTCAGCGTACCAATACCCGGAAAGCCAATCACATCAAAGTCAATCTTTTCTGCGCCAGCTTGCATTGCCTCGCCTACGGTCTTTAATGCAGCCATGCCACCAGCAGGTTCAATCTTCTTAAACTCCGGCTCTGGCTGACCAGTAACCACAACCTCTGGCATCCGGCCAGTATCTGCCATAGCCAGTTGCATCCCGTCCATCATCTCGGTATAGTCAGGCGCATCAGGGTATTCCCTGAAATACTGGTAGTCGTCGTAATATTTGAAGTCGTCTTCCATTACTTCACACTCCTATTACGATTGGTTCTCTCAATAAACACTTGCTGCTGGACCATGGCCGTCACAATGGAGTCGATCTCTGCCTGCGATGCGCCACCTTTTTTCAGCATATCAGTCAGCACACGGCGATAGTTTGCTGTGACGCGCACAGGCTCTCCCGGCTCAAAGCTTGGCCTGACTGCCGACAAGTCGATCTTGGCATCTTTGACAGATTTAGGCAGGACAGTACCACTAGGACCATAGTTGTCCACAATGCTTTGCTTAGTCGCATCAATCTGCTTTTGCTCTGCTTGGCTTAATGCGCGTTTTTGAACCTCTCTTGTCGCATCCTGCACAGTAGGGGCTTGACCCTTACGGCCACCATCTTCCCATTCTTTCATCATGGCGGCGTGTTTATCTTGGATGGCTTGGGCAGCATCTATTTTGATTTTTGCTTTTGTCTTCGGGTTTTGTGAGCCAGAAAGATTAGCAACTGTATCGGCACCCGTATTTGCTTGAGATTCAAGCAGGTTTCGCCTGTCTCCAATACGTTTTTGCAGGCCTTCAATTGTTCCTTTAGAAACAACTCTGCCGCTTAATACAGAACGCAATTGCGTATCTGTTGTAATAACTCCACGGTCAACTTGATTAATAACATCAATAACGTCGCCCTCACCTTCTGGCTCGGCAACCAACAAAGCACCTAAATTGGATGGCGCATCATCCATTGTCAAACCACGCGCTTCATAAGCAGCTTTGGCATCAGCCGGTGTCTTAATGACTCGCTTGCTAATTGGGTCGACCCGTTTGGTGCGGATGAAATATTCAACATCCATTGCGCTTAAAGCACGAGCATTTGCCGCCGATTCTTTAGGCAAGAATCTGCCAGCTAAATCAAGGGCCGTCGTTGCTTTAACACGATTACCACTTGCCCAAGTAAGAATTTCTTCTGTTGTACGAAGCGTTGGGTCTTTAGCGCGAAGTCTGTCAGTAAGCTTGCCCACATTTACGTGATCTTCGTCAACTTCCTGCTGTAGTAGCTTTGGCAACTCAGTACGAATCTTCTCCGCTGAAATTTGTTCAGGAAATTCTCTTGAATAATCCTCAAGGGCTACAACAATTTCAGCCCGTTGCTTGTCAGTAGTATCGCGATTAAGGTAATTAAGTATATGGTTGTTTATCGAAATTGCTGCGTCAGCTTTTCTGTTAGCACGATCTGTTGTCTTTAATTTAATAAACTGATCATACTGGGCAATCATCTTGTCACGCGCAACTTTTTGCTGCGGTAAAGACATACTATCCCAAACATTTTGCAGGTCTACTGGCAATGTTCGATTTTGAATATTTGCGTTTAGGCCAACCAAGTCGCCACCAATATCATCACGGCGAGACAACACAGCCTCTTCCAAGATTGCTGTTTTTATTTCTGCCTCAATCTTGTCGGCACGTTCCATTGCGTAGTTCATGCCGTCAATGCCGCCCAAGCCAAACGCTCGGCTGATTAAGGCCTCACGCTCTTTTTGTATTAATTCATTAACAGTAATGACGACATTGTCTTTTGGACTAAAAGCATTACCGCCACGGATAATGTTGGTGACGGCATTTACATAATTGTTGTCAACGTCATTAACAATCTTTACCTTGTTCTTGGTAAAGTTAAGCTGGTCTTCTTTTTTGGCTGCTGCCAAGATGACTCGGTTTGCATGAGTCGCCGCCGTAGCTCTATATGTATAAGCAGCATCTGGTGACACCTGCATTAAGCTATCAGACCAACCTTTAGTTAAAGCAGTTAGTTCATCAGTAATCTTTTTGGTATCAACATCAAATGTGTTACCTTGTTCATCCCGACCTAAATCAATCTTGCGCTGAATCTCATTGGTTTTGTTAATTATTTCTACTTGAGCATGAGCCGCAATTTCGTTAGAACGATACTTTTGGGTGGCGGCAGAAAAAGCATTGAGGCTAAATTCTTTTTTGAACTTATCTGCGTTGCCCTTGCTCATGGCCTCCAATTGCTTACGGCTAATTGGATTGGCAAGGACAAATTCTTCGCCAGCCGCTTCAGCAAACTTTTCTGCCGTACCAAACATATTGGTAGCAAGATTGGAAAATGTACGAGAAAGCGCGGTGCTGGCCTCTGCCGCCGCCTGATATTCTATTTCTGGCCGACGCTGACCAAAGTTGAGGTTAGGCTGTGGAAGCGACGAAACGTCAGCTAACTGTGTCCTTCCGGGCTGCAATAATTGGATTGGATCAGCCATGATTATTCTTTCGCTTCTGTTTTATTGGAGCCAAAAAAATCAACGCCTTTGGACGGGAACGTCATCGCAAAGTTGGTCGCAGATGTTGCCAACTGCACACCAGCCATAAGACCGCCACTCTTGACAGCAATGTCGCCTGTACGCTGTGCAGTTCTCGAATTGGAGATTGCAGCTTCACGGTCATAGAACGCGCTGTCATACGATGATTGCAACATTGCGGTGGCATCCTCATACCCAAGGATTCTTGCCGTCATGGCATTTAAGTCCGTAATGGCAATGTCTTGAAACGCTGCTCTTACGTTAGCACCACGGATGCCGCCGTAAGTACCTTCCGTCGCAACCACGCCAGAGGCATAGCCACGAGCGAGTGCAGTTGCATTGGCCTTGCGTAGTTGAGCCAGTTGCGTGTTAGCCTGAATCTTGTAGTTAATCGAGTCATACTCAATCTTCATCAGATTGCGCTTAAATGCCGCCTCACCGTACTCGACAACTTTGTCTGCGCGTAATCCAGCCAGCCGCAGGTTTTCTTGCGCTTGGATCGAATAGCCAGCCGATTGATAGTAACCAGCCGCCTGTTGAGCGTAAGCTGCGCCAACCCCAGCGACCAAGCCGCTGGCGGCGTATAACCCCATTGCACGGGTATTTACTGGGTTTACTTTGTCTACCATTTATGTCCCCTGATTCACAGCTACCTTATACTCAAGACCGAGCAATGTCATCTTGAGAGGCAAGGTTTGCGTGATTTCAATAACTGCATCACGGGTATATCCACGAATGCCATTCAGCCGCTTGATACCAGTAAACGGCGCGATGGCTATATCCAGCAATGGGTTGTCAAAGTTCTGGAACGGGACAGGCTGGTTGTTGATATTTAAGTGCTGCGTATTGTTCACAATGACGTTTGCTTCAACGATACGCTTCTTGAACCCGACACGAGTCCCTGTCTGTAGCTTGACCTCCACAGGCATGGTTTTGACATAAACCGTAATAGGCAGGCCAACCTCGTAACTTGCCGTGCTAGCGCGGTCAAATGTTACCGATCCACCACTGCTGACAGTCTCATTGCTCTGTGGAACGCCATCGCAGATGACGTTTAATGACTTGCCAATATGCGGTAGGCTGCTAGCAGAAGCTGCGACACCACCAATAAAGGCGCAATCAGTAAGGCGATCATCATCAAATAACTCAACAAAGTACCTAGTAGTCCCGTTAAAAACCCGTTTAACAATTGCATAGATATCAGTAACGTCAACACTTACGTCAAGGAATTCACCGTCTGTCGTAAACTCTGAAGGAGCCACGATCTGCTGTGAGCGCAAGATGGAGTAAGACGCAATGGTTCCGTCTTCTTCATTAATAATCAACAACAGATCGCCTTCGTCTGTTGATGTCGCCCGACGTAATGATAAGCGAGTTGGGTCTTTTAAGAGGTGGCCTGACAGCAAAGAGATTCTCTGCGTCACGTAGGTAAGTTGTGTGTCCGAGAACAAGAATTCATTAAGCGACTTACCTTGCTTCTGAACAAACAACGAGCCAGACTCCAACGCTTCAACGCGAGTCCCCGGCCTTGTACCATTGCGACTAACCTGTTTGAACGTAAACGTCAGCGGCGTAACCGGATCAGTCCCTTGCTGCGGGACATAAAACTCGCCACCCGTGGTGAAGACTTGAAGGTCGCGACCAGAGATAATGTCAACAATAATATTAAGCTGATTAGTATCAAGGGTAGCTTCAACAGCATCATCGTCCAAAAACTCAGAGGGCTTGAAATCGAAGAAAAGGGCAACTTTGCTACCCCAGATCGTAGACGGGCGAGACTTAGAGCCGCCGAAGTATAAGCGTCCCTCATGGAACGATACGCTTCTTTGCCAACCTCTTGAAGTAGACCAAACATCTTCATAGCCAGATTCCAATTCCCAGTTGCCAGATACAACGGCTGTTGTGTTGAAAAACGGAAACTCTGTAATTGCTTCGACCGATGTGGCACTAATAAACTTTGTGATACGCAAACGGCCCTGCGGTGATGCGTTGATATACTGGTCAACCTGACTGGTCACGCTAAACACCGATGTGTTGTTGGGTGTCGTCGTCCAGCTTGTTGATACCGTCGCAACCTTAGTTGACCCAACATAGTCAGAGATGATTCGTGTCTGACCAGCGCCTGTGCCGCTAGTGATCGTAATGCTTGCGCCGTTGTATATGTCGTCGGTTGCTACCGCGCCAGCGTCCAAGGTAATGGTAGTCGATGCCCCGGCTTGAGCCGTGCCAGTCCGACCATCGTGGAATACGGCTGCACCAGCAGTCAGCGTAATATTCCCAGCCACAGCAGACGGAGTTAGCGTCGTTGCCGGATTGGTAAATGTCTGGGTAAACGCATACTTTGGAATAGAGTCAAACGTAATTGTTGTTGCCGTCCAAGACGAATCTGTGGCACCACGAACAATCTTGATCGGCTGCAAATCCGGGTGAACTACGATCAGCGTGTCAGCCGATTGCGTCCAGCACAACGACGACAACATGGCACCCGTTATGTTTGAAACAGTCAGGTAGTTATTACCAGAGCCATTGATGTTTGTGATCAACGCCCCGTCTTTGACAACGTACATCCTGCCTGCCACAAAGCAAAGCATATAACTGTCATCAACCGAGAACTCAAAGGCAATGAGCCGAACGCCATTGGCCGCAGATGGGGTGCTGCTGTTAGGCAACTCAAAGATGTGCTTGGTTCCGGGACGACGGCGCACACCGCCTTGTGGCTGAACAATGACGTTGGTGGCCTTTGCTAAAGCATTGGCGTACTGCGGGATGTCCACACGAGCGCGTAGCAACGGGTCAAGTTCACCCGTGCTGAAGTTCGTCTGGAAGTCAATGAACCGTGCCATTAATATCTCACCGCAACCAACTCATAATCTTCGATAACCTGTGGCGGCTGACCCTGACCGTCAATATTGACCGCCTGTCTAAAGTAACCGCCACGACCATTTTCTGACGGTGAGCCGACAGCAACACTTTGCCAGTATCCGGTCTTTGCCTCTTGTTCGGTAATCGGGTACGCCAAGTGCCACGCCATCATGTACTTCAGCAATTGCACGAAGTATTGCGGCATCGCAAACTCTGGCGTTTGGTAAGGATAGTCAATATAGACTTGCTCGTAATTCGTGAGGATTTTGTCGCCTTGGATTTCCCACTCTTTGACCGGACGGGCATAAGCGGTTGACGTTTCAAACAAGGCGCGAGGGTTGCCTAGACGATCTCCGGGCAACTGATATTCGTAACGCCACTCGCTGACCGGCGTTGTGATTAACCTATTTAGCTGTGTTTTCTTGTACGCAAACGACCACGGATACATGGATAGCGTCATATCCCGAACGTCTGGATACAGACGATCACAGGAGTTCGCTTCATCTGTTCCGTCGTTAAATGACGAAATCGTCTTTGCGCCCAACAGAATTAGCGCGTCAGAACAAATTGAAACTGGGGTATCTCCTGCGGCCATACGAACCTCTCATGTAATAAAGGGCTAGTCCTAAGTCTCCCCAGAACTAGCCCTATACTGCGTAACTACGGGTTAGTCCGTATCAGTTGCCGAAACAGTCGTACCGTCAGCAATGTCTACTGCGGTAGACGAAACGGCGTTGACGTATGTCAGAACCAGACTTGGAGTCGTAGTGTCATAGACAAAGATAATATCGCCAACCTTCAGGGTGTCCTTTAACGACAGAAAGTAATCTGCCGTGTTGACGGTTGCCTGAGTATCAGCGGTCTTGTATAGGTACATTGAGGGTGCGTTGCCAGCTTTGGCAGCACACACCGTGACCCAACCAGTTGCGGAAAATGCCATGATTAGCCTCCTAGATTAAGATTCGCGGCAGACGATCTTGACGATACCTTCATCGTCAATCGCCACAGCACCAGCCGAGAACATCGACGCGATCAGGAAGGAAGTCTTCTCTGGAACGTAGTTGATCTCAGTTTTAGGGGCGATGCCTTCTGCCAGACCAACTGCGTCTTTGTGGAATGCAAAGCAGGTACGGTCGTTGGAGCCATCCTTAATCAGGCCACCCTCAGTGCGATCACCCAGAACATGGAAGGTGAAGCCCAAGAAAGTGTTGATCTCGCCTTGTACCAGCGCCTTGACGGTGTTGAAGTCAGACGAAGTAACAGCGGTTTCAGACAACAACGAAGCCAAAGAACTTGCATGGATGATAATGTGACGGCCATCCATAGGCACGTTGTTAGCGTTCAGCGTCTGAGCTGCCGAGCGCAGTTTAGCCACGTTCATGTTGGTGTCAGAACCACCGATGTCGTTGCTGACCGATGTTGCGCTCGATGCAGTCAGCGCGTCCAGAATCAATTGATCCTGACGACGACCGATTGCGTTCGACACAACCTTGACCAGTTCACGACGCTCATCGAAGTTGACCTTGGCCTGCATGAAGATGTCCGAATACTCAGCAGCGATGTAGTCGCTGAGAGTTGCGGTCACTTGCGAGTAGGTTACGTTCAGCGGGGTAACGTCAGTCTGCGGAATGCGGATTTGAGCAACACCCTTGCCGATCTTCGGGAACTTGTAAGTTGAACCTTCGACACCCGAACGGATACGGACAGCAGGACGGAGAACCGCCGAAGCCTGATAGGCTTGCTTAACTTCCGCATCAAACAGGGTTACAAAGGCTGTAGACAGATTAATAGCCATTTTGTTTACCTTTTGACAAAGTTATAAAGAGGTTTCTCGCTGTCGGTGAGCCGGGGGTCCGGGCCGTCTGCTTGCAGTAGGATGCCAGCCAGTTGGGTACAACCATGTGAGGGTCGGTGATCTGATATGCCTCGGTTACATATTGTAATCAGGTTTGTCTATTGTGCAAGGGGTAACGATAGTTTTTTTGCAAAAAAATCCCCGGACGAACCGGGGACAAAGCCACAGGGGAGAAAGACTCTTATCCGTACCGCTGGTGAAACAAGCGTTCTACCTTGGCACGATAGGATGGATCGGTATCATACTTCGGATCGCCGACCATTGCTTGCAGTTCTAGGTCTGTTAGCTGGCCTTCTGTTGGCTGAACTTGTGTCGGGATGCGGCCTTCGTAGGCCTCACGGACTTTCGAGAGTGCTTTCAGACCACGGGCAGTCCCACCCATCAGTTTGAATTCCTCGAAATCCTCGGATGACCAGACACCCTTACTTACCAGACCCCTTGCCCAATTGACCATGCCATTGATCACAGCATCGGCATTTGGACCCAATGCCTTACGTTCGGCCTGAATGTCAACGTCAGAAACGCCAACTGCCTCATTAGCCAGACCTGTTAGCTTTTGTGCAATATCATCAAATGCGGCTTGGGAGATGCCATTTTCAGCAGCCCAGTCCTTGAACATTGGCACAAACTGCATATTCTCTGCGTTCTCACCAAAGGCAGAAACGTCGTACTTGCCCTCTGGTGGAGCCTTGTGCGCTCCCTTGGAAACCATCTTACGAAGGTCTTTCCAAGACTTCGCCATGCCCTCCAGATCAGGTTCGTTGTTGTCTTTGTTCCAGAAGTTTTCAGGCCACCAGTCGGGTCGGTCAACCGCCTCGTCATCGGGGATGGATTCTGCGGCACGGTGATCTACCGCACTTTGATTGCTGTCTACAGGAGCTTTGTCTTCACTAGCCTCTACGTTGTCAAGTAGGCCAGTAGGTTCAGACGCTTCTGAATTACTAGGCTCGACTGCCGTTTCGTTATCGCTCAAAGGTTCCTCGCTCTATGGATGCGGGACTCAATCTCCTTAACTAAAGAGCATCGTCCCTCTAAAAAATAACCGTAAGAAGCATCGCTTCCCGGTCCCCAGCATGGCTGCTCAATGGTGGTATCCCGTAGCCATTTGAGCAACTTCTGCCCTTCTTCTGTGCCAAACACACGCAGGCACAATTTATCTGCATCACTTGATTCTCTAGGAGCCATCGACTCCTGCATTGCATCTAGATCATCCCACCCAGCCATAAGCCTCCTTGCTTGGCACAATCGGAGCCGAAGCTGCCTCTTCTGCCTGTTCTGTTGCGTGAATGCAGTACCAGATCGTATCTGTCTGAGTCACGATTACGTGGATTTTGTTTGCGGCTATTTCGATGCAAGCCGGAGCCTTGTAAAACTTTTGCACTCCGTCTACATCTAAAACGACTTCGCCCTTTGCCAGAATCGACAAGTGGGAATAGGTATGCGCGTGTTGTGGGATGGCATACCCTTTGGGCAACATATACTCTTTGGCGTACAACCCTTCTGCAAAATGGTGATGCAGTTCACATTCCACCCGGACCTCCTTCTGGTTGACCTTCCATTAAGGCTTGCTGCTGACCGGCCATTGCCAGCATCAATTGCTGCTGCTGCATCATCTCTTGCTGCTGCTGCATTAGGAAGCCACGCTCTGCTCCGGTGTTGCGAACCGAACTTGGTATGCCCAGCTTGTCACCGATGTAGTCAATCAACTCACCTGTCTTAACCGCAAGCTGACCTTCGTTACCCATCGTTGCGGTAATCTGCATGAACTGCATAATGTTGTTGATCTCTTCCATGTTCTGCGCCATTGCCAACGGGGCAACAGGGCTAACACGAATCTCTAGGCCATTGACCTTCAGCGGCATATTGATCAGGCCGCGCTCATCCATCACTTGCAGGATACGCGCCACCATTGGGATCATGGTTTCGTTGATCAGACGACCAAACGCTGAACCCAAGTTCTGCGCCAGTTCCTTCATACGCTCAACGACTTCTGTCGCGCTACGGGCAGACATATTGTCTGGTGGCAACGATTCATCCAGCAGAGTACGCTTGATGTTTTGACGCAGGTCATTAATGACAATCTGGCTGACATTAAAGTCACCGGCACGAGGCAACGGAGTCAACGATGCACCTTGTGGGCCACCGTTTCTTGCCACCGGAATGATAGCGCCCGGAACGATCTTAACCGTCTGTGGGTTCAGCACACCGTCGTCTGCTGCCGTGTAGACACCAGCGACTGCCAATGAGGCATTCTTCAATAGCAACTCAAGCGTCTTGTTCAGCGTCTTGATGTCAGGCAATGCTGTTAACAGCGGACCACGACCATAGATTTCACCAGCGACTTTCGAGTAGCGGCTGATCACCCACGGAGAGGACATCATGCGACGATAGACGATCTCCTCTTTGCTGCCTGATTCAATAACGTGATAACACCAGTCGCCACGCTCTGCGTCGTAGACGGTCGCCTCCAACAAGTCAAACTCGTCGGTCTTCTTGGCATCGATCATCTGCTGCAAGTGTTCGGAAAATACGGCATCCTTCCATTGCTGCTCAATAGCCTCGCCCTTCATCCGCATCCGACGGTATATCTTGTCTACCGTACCGTTCGCACCTTCCTCGTAGGACACAAGGAACATCGGGATTGGCGTGAAGTTGATCGGGGACACATCATCCCCCGGCTGAATCATCATGCAAGCCGTGCCAACTGCCATGTCTAGCAGGAATTCACCGATAGCAATGTCGAAGTTCGACTGCTTAATGACGGTAAACATCTTCTCCATGTACACATCCATGATGGCCTGTGCTTGGTCTTTCTGGCGTGGGTCAACATCTGACCCCGGCTCTAGTCGGCACCACTTACGCTGTGGTGGGAAGATGCCTGATTGCAAGCGGTTCGCAAAACGCTGGGTAGAGTTAATGGCTGTTGAATCAAACACACGCGCCATCTTCTTTGCGCCTTTGGAGTTGCCGTCATAGTAGCCATACAACTGTCGTTGCGGCAGGGCAAACTCATAGGCATCGCGGTACAAAGACTCGAACAAGTCTTTATCGCGCTGCGCTTTCTCGGCACGACGCAAAATCTCATCCGTTGGCATTTTGTTGCCTTGGTATGCTTTGCGGCGCGTACCCTTCGTGTAGGACATTTCAGCCATTATCGCTCTCCAGCTTGTATTTCTCTAATAGGTTTCGACCTTTAGCTGCCAACCGTGCGGCAGAACTGCGTGTTCTTGGCACAGGCTCACCCCATGCGTTCGCTGCTAACGCCAATCTTGTTGGATCGCCATCCTCATCAACCAATGGCCCACTCAAGTTGGTATAAAAGCGCGTTAAAAAAGAACCCTTGCGTCTGGCCTTCTCACCTGTTGGCGACGATTCTTTGACTCCCGGCTTTAGATTCTTACTCTCACCGGATGCCTCGAACTTGCGCCGACCAGCTTCGGTCAACCCGCCTTCAGGGTCTTTGTACTTGCTCACTTGCCGCCCCGTGCTGCGGCCATGTTGTCGATTAAGTTAGGATAAGGACGACCGGCTTGTTGTGCGCGACGCATAGCACTACGCTTTTGCGATTCGCTCATCTTCTTCGGCTCACCCAAATCTTTAGGACGCTCTTTATCCCACACTTCTTTTTTGGATTTGTTTATCACTTTAATTTTTCTTTCATTAACATTGGACGATCAACTTGGCGGGGCTTCATTACTGCCCTCGCTTGTTGTTCCTCATCATCCATAACCGAGTGTATTTCTTCGGCGCGTTTACCACCCGCCTCGCCACTTTGATAAATAGGCCAATCGCCTTTCTCAATGTCGGCTTTCCAAACCTTATAGAGTTCATCTTCATCTGTTACGATCTTGTTGTCTACCCATCCCGGCACAGTAGCAAACTGTCCCTTGTATTTTCCTTCAGGGATGTAAATTGTCGATGAGTACACCGTAATCGGATTGCCTTCAGGGTCAGAGCCAACATTGCCTGTCTCAATAGACCGACGATGGTATTTGACGATGTTCTCTTCAGCAGGCGTAAGATTCAAATTAGGCATTATTCATACCACTCCAAGGCTAGATGCGCTGCGTGTGAAACGCCGTTTACATTTGTCAGTCGAAACAGATACGTTGTCAGTGGCTTTAGCACATACTCTAGTGAGCCTGCATCGCCACCACCTGCTTTCTTGCCTACGCCACCGGGGATAATCTGTGCATCAAGCTGAGTACCCAGTGCTGTGACTGTTGGGCCGATGACCATTGCGACTTGGCTTGGGTTACTAACTGCATAGTTTCTGTTTCTGCTAATCGGGGTAAATGCTGTGCCGCCACTGGCCGTTGCCGCTTCATAGATGTACAGTTCTGCGTCGCCGATACACAGCGCCTCAACAGTTAAATGAGGATAAACCCCAGAAGGTGATGCTATTGCAATATCGATACTTGCACCCGCCGCTAGTTTTGCGCTGGTCGGGTACATCTTGTAGGCAAAGAAGGCTCTGCCGTCGTGGTTACGCTGATGGTTGACATCAACGACAATGGATGGCGCATCAGCGCCTGCTACAACATAGTTGCCAGCGTTGTTTTTTTGAACCTGCGTGACGAACCGGGACTTAGTTGTCAGTGATTCGAGGGCAACTTCGGTAACGGCCATTAGTCTTCTTCGCCTTCGTGTTCGATTTCAGCGGCTTTCTTCATGTCCTCTGCATTGGGCTTGCTTCTTCCCGCCATTTTTGCGAACATTCTTGCAGCCTTACGCTGAAACGGTGTGCGCTGCATAGGCATCTCTTCGTCTTCTTTTTCTTCTTCGCCAATGATGATCTTGATTTCCATGATTACGCCTTTTGCTTAGTAGCCTTACGTGCTTCGGACAGGGCAATGGCTTGCGCTTGCTTGGGGTCTTTGACCACAGGACCGCCTTTGCCAGAATGTAGGCCGCCAGCCTTATACTCGCGCATGACTTTCTGCACTTTCTTTTGGAACTTATCCATTGAGTGTCACTCCTTTTGACAGCATAGGGCGCTCTCTTGAGCCTTGGGTTACCGCACGGAGTCGTGCAGATCGACGTTCGGTGATCTCACGCTCTAATGTTTGTTTTGCGCCTTGCTTATTAGCCTGAATATTTTCTAGTTCTTGTTCAGAAGCAGAAAAGTCTGGCTTGGCGGGTTCTTTTTCTGTAAACGGGGCAGGTCTCGGCTTACGAATCTCAACCAATCCAACTTGATTATTGCCAATAACTTCCCAGCCCTTCGCCTCAAGAGTTGCTGGCAGCACTCGGCCAACTCCTTCAACGTAATAGCTTATGCCTCGCTTCCAATCACGATTAGGATACTCATCAAGGCCATCACTAAATGAAAGCTTTGACTTAATTGATTCTTGTAATTTGGTATTGTATTGATCTAGTCTTTGCTGATACGACGAAAGTTGCTCATTGTAAGCAGACAACTTTTGCTGCTTTGCTGCAAAGGCTTTTTCATACTCTGGACCAGCCGACGCAATGCTTGCTTGATAGGTTTTTGTCAGAGCCTGAATTTGTTTTTGGTACGGCGTTAATTTTTTAGCCATACGATACTCCTGTGCCGAGCATTCCGACCTCTGGTGCTAGGCGTTCTTCGGACAACAGGGCGCGTTTACCGCCACGGATTCTGGCTCTCATTCTTGAGGACTCTTCCGATCCCATTTTGCGACGCTCGGACTCTAGTTCTTGAGCCACGCGCATAGCTTCTTTCTCCATCGTAGACTTTTCTGCCGCATACTTTTCTTTTTCAGCGGAAAGTCGCTCTCTGGCGATAGAAGCATTTTGCTGCTGGGCTTCGATCTGCGCTCTGGTCTGACGCTCAAGAATTGCTGTTTCACGTTCAGCAACAGCCCGTGCTTCTCTGGCGCTTTTTCTAGCCTCATTTGCTTGATAACTAGAACCAAGCAGCATTGCACCTGCAATCCATAATGGCATATCGTTCTCCTAACAAAACATTTTCCAAAAATTGTATGCTTTTCCCTGCAAACAGCAATATAAATGCTATCTCTTTGATATCACTTTCTATGCAAAGACATCAAAATCCGTACTGGCGTTGCCTTGTTGGACGAACTGGCCGCTTAGACCGAGGGGTGTTTTGGTCATTCTACGGTGTTCGCCGCCGCCGAGTAGCAGGTAGCCGAAGGCATCACCCACGTGGGAGTGTTCATTCTTGTTGGGGGCATCTCGGAAGCGTTCTTGGCCGGAGCCAACGGACACCCGCTTGAAGTGATAGCCGCCTGCTAGGGATTTCCTAAGAAGTTTGCAGGATTTGTCCACGAGCAATCCGGGTTTTCCGCTAATTAGTCGCTGCATGGGTGCGGCTGCGGACTCTCGCCGGACTTTGAAATCGTTACTTGGGGTAGGTTGCGCTCTCAAGCCAAGGGTTCGCAGGTGGTCGAAGGCGGTAACTTCGTAGATTGCGTCGCGCTGCATACCGGCTGGGTCGCCCCAGATCATTATTTGTGCTTTTGGAAACCTTGCATTGAGTTCGCCGAGCAGTTGTTGGCCGAATCGCTCAAGGCCCATGTCGAAGGTGACGATTTCGTGGAGTACGTGCCATGCGCCGGAGGGGTGTTTCTGGCCGATGACGGCGGCTGGAGTCAGACCGAAGTCGAGGCCGACTTGGATGGGCAGGTTTGGCTCGTAGTCCAAGTCTTGCGACATCAGGTTGTCGTCGTATTCGGGCCAGACTGGCCTGCCTTCTTGCACATAGGTGTATTTCCCTTCGGCGTAGCACCTGATCCAGTCGAGGTTTTTGCCGAGCAGCATTTGTTGGTAGTAACCCCCCGGCAGGTTAGACGTATTTTCTGCTTTGGCATTGGGTTTCCACCATCGACCTGCGCTATATATATGGTCGTTAGCTTCAGGATTTTCTGGCAATTCTGCAACATCGGCTTCTTGGACACCTCCGGGCTGTCTGAAAAAGTCCCATTTGTATGCCCCACTCATTTTCTCCTTTTCTGCCATGCGGAACCACCAATGATCGTCGTCCATTGGGTTGGTATCCATAATGATGCCGTGCCAACTGGCTCCACCATCACGTTTAGTCGGGTATCGTCCGACTCGGTGTGTCAGACCGTCGATGACTGCTTTGGGTAATTCACGCGCTTCGTTCACCCATGCGCCGGTCAACTCCAACGAGAGCAGCTTTCTGACATCCTTTGGCTGATCCAGCGCAAGAAAAATCACCTCGCAGTCGATACCAGCAGCACCATCTCTGGCGGGTAGTCGGATATGATGGGTAATCGGTGGTGTCCACAGGAGTGGACCGAAGGTACTCTCTGGAAACAGGTCTATCCATGTCTTGATGGTCGTTGTTTTCAGCATCGGGTAGCTGTTTCGCACGATGGCAAAGCGGCTGTACTTGATGCCATCCACGGGACTAGGCTTTTGCTGAACGGCTTTCATCATGATTTCAGCGCAGCAGGCGTATGACTTACCCGACCCTACTGGCCCCATGATGCCGCGCACGAAAGCTTTTGATTGTAGAAACTTCCAGACCATTGGGCTGGTGGAGAAGTCAAGGTTTAGCCCTGTGGTGGGCAATGCTTTACTACTCGACTCTTTGGTTTTCATGGGCTGGCTCTATGTCGATGATTTCGGGTGCTTTCACGTTAATGCCAATGACACTCGGCTTATCGGATTCTTCGACGGTATCTAAGAGGCCACTTGCCTTTGCCAGTATTCGTAGCACACCGACTTTATCGTAGAGTTCGATGTCCAATGTCCTGATACACCCGCCTTCTTTGTCGTACTTCTCATTGACCTTAATGGACTTGATGGCTTGCAGGGCGTGTTCGGGCATATCCTTACTAGCTTTGACTTTGATATTGCCTTGATCATCCCATTCCATGATGTCGGTGATCTTGGTATTGGCAATAGTCAACAACGAGTAGGCGACGGCTTCTCGGTTCTTAGCGATGGTCGTTGACCCACCCAGCCGTTGCTGAACGGTTCTGATGCCACCCCAGTTCTTTAGTGAGGGTATTTGTTTATTGACGGCCATAGTTGTTAGCCCCGTCTTTCCGGGGTGTCCGCAGAGTCAGTCAACACTTGGAGGTATTGACTTCTGCTGCCGCTGTTAGCAGGGAGAAAAAACGAGAAAAAACCTGCGCCACCTTCGGCTGGGCAACCCGTCATTAGTTACAGGTTGTGCTGCAGCTTACACCAAAATGGCAACAGGTTACACAGGTCATGCACTTGCCTTGGTCGCAATAGGTACGATCTGTGCAGGAAGCGTAAACGAGAGGGGCTGTGATTGCTAGCCAGAATGCGAATAGGTATTTCATGTGGCTCCTTTCGGACTATTGGGCGGGGTACTAACCGTAACCCTTGACGACCTACGATTGATCGACACGGCTTTCCCCCATAGTTGTTATAACGGGTACTCGCTACATTACTGAACTTCTGCCGCATGGGGGCATATGCCGAACAGTAAAATCCGCTTTCCCCGTGGTAACTATATCAGAACGGAATTTCCTCATCCAGCGTCTCTTTCCTATCGCCGGGAGCATAGCCATTGCCTTTATCTATTGAATGCTGACTCATTGTCGGCTGTGCTGGGACCATCTTTCCTAATGAAATATTGAAAAACGTATCTCCAGCCTTGGTCTTCTTCTCCCATGCTGACAGATAAAACTCCTGTCCATTCAACTTCAACTTACCCGACCAATCCGGACTATCTTCCTTCTTTTTCTTTTTATTCAAAAAAAGATTCCCTCTGTCATCTTTCAACTCATACGGCGTTGTGTACCCACTCATATATGACTCTCCTAAGAGATTACTAAAAGTTATTTGCAGTATTCTGCCCATCCACTATACTTCATTTCGGGGCCATAACCCAGCCCTCCCGTAGGTAGCTTGCGACCAAGGGAATAAACGTGGCGAATAGGACGGTACTCCTTATTCATACCCCCGGATGGGATCAGGTAGAGAATATCGGGACACATAGTTCTTGCAGAGACTGACACCTCTGTTAGCCTAGATAAACAAGAGCAAGCATCCAGCAATGGATCGTACCCATAAAAAAATATGGGTTAGGTGTTCTATCGTCCACCCCGTGAGGTACCTAGCCTCAACCTTCCCACTGCCGGTCCAACTCCCATCCCAGAGGAACCGAGACTCCCCATTTTATATAATTAAAAGTTCTAAACCTACCTCGGTTCCGTGTCTCCACCTTATAAACAAGGCAGTGGAACACGGCCATCGCAGCAGTTCCCTTCGGCTGCCGCTTGGCCTAGTTGACAACAAATCCTGAAAATCCTGCCAAAAATTGAGCTAGGTCCCCACATCGGTAGGGGCGATAGGGGAGGGGGCAAGGGTGGGTGCGTGTCGCAGGCGTTGCACGAACCATGCGAGTCGATGCGGAGGTTCGCGACGATGCAGCCGCCATGCTTCGAAGACTTCGGCAAGCACACGTTCGAATGAGGCCTTGCTGACTGCATACGTAACAAGGGACGCAGCAGCCTGCCTATCTTCTGGAGTTATGATTCTGGCAATGTTGGCTTGGTTACAAGCAGACTTCCACATTGACAACAGTTCATCCAAACCTAGTTCATCCTCACCCTGTTCCTTTGCCGTTATCGCAACCTCGTGGTGTGTCCCCATTTGTTCGTGATTGTTAAATTCTTCCTTCGCATCTTTTAACACTTTCCACTGATGTCCCGGCGGCTTCTCTTCGAACGGTATCCGCTCAAGCAATTGCCTATCAGACAATGTTTCGTCATAGATAACCCGGAGTATTTGCGCGGTTCTTCCCCATGAGTGATTCTTAACCTTTTGCAAATAGCCGTAAGCGATAAGCTTCTTGATCTGCCTGCCTACTGCCTGCCGAGTTACTCCGTGGGTTGCGGCTAGGTTTTCATATCCCGGCCAACAAAGCCCTGCCCTGTTCGCATAACTGCATACGCTAACTAATACGCGCCATGCTGTCGCTCTCAGCCGCTTGTCACTCGCTGCCCTGATCGGGATGACTGAATACTGCCTCCGATCAATCGGCTTCGCTTCCCTGATCCTCGGGGCTTCGGGTATCTCAAAGCTTTGCATTAGTTATCATCCTGCTAAGTTTATCTTCTGTACTCTCTCTGCTGCGGTAATATTCCCTGACAGCCGCTTCCACAATGCTCACCCTTGACCTGCGTTGATCCTCCGCAAGCTTGTCAAGCATTTCCCTAACTTCGGGACGCAACCTCAATAGAGTAGCCTTATGTGCCATTGACGCAGACTATCACAAATGGCATTTTCCGATAGTAACAATCAATCATGGCAAACGGAAACTAGTCTAATATTCTGCCTAAGGGCAATGCCTGATTATCAAAACGTCAACAACCTAAAAGGAAACGACAATGATTACTCGCAAAGAATACAAAGCAGCGCGTCGATTCATTCGCGACAATGGCTACGCTGTCATTCATTGGCTAGAGCCAAGGCAGGAAATTGTTTTTAGTGCCTTGCGTGTCATTGCTAACGAAACGGACAACCTCAAAGAACGCGCAGAGATCGTCGCTTGGTGCAAGCGTGAATCAATCAGCTATAACTTCAGACACCTAGCCAACCACTAATCAACCCGCCCCTTCGGGGGCTGTCTAAACCTAAAAGGAAACGACATCATGAAAATCTCAGTAACTTCAAAGCTTGACGGCATCCGCTCTTGGTCTTTACAGGCCATTGATACCTGTCCCGGCTCTGTTGCCGCTCCGGGTGAACTCGTCGATGCTTGCAAGGGTTGCTATGCAACGACAGGCAATTATCGCTTTGCCAATGTAAAGGCTCCAAGGCTACACAATAAAGAGGATTGGAAACGGATGACATGGTCGGATGACATGGTTGCCGAGCTATCCAAAGATAGGTTTTTCCGCTGGTTTGATTCGGGTGATATGTACACCCTAGCCCTTGCCGAGAAAATCCTAGAGGTTATGAAACGGACACCTTGGTGCCAACATTGGCTACCGACCCGGATGTACAAGTTCCCGAAGTTCAGACAAGTATTGTCGGAAATGCAAGCATTGAAGAATGTTTCCGTTCGCTTTTCATCCGACAGCGTGACAGGTGAGTACACAAAAAGCTTGCACGGCTCAGTGATTATTCCGACACCCGAAGATGTCAAGAAGGGGATGACACTTTGCCAAGCTTATGAAAACGAGGGAAAGTGTAACGGATGCCGAGCCTGTTATGACAAAAAGGTAAAAGTCATTGCCTACCCTGCGCATGGCAAGAAAATGCACAAAGTTATCTCAATCAAGCTAGCTGCCTAAACCTGAAAGGAAAATGCAAAATGATTATCTTCAATTACCCATCCAAAAAAGAACTCAAAGCTTCCATCGGCAAGCCTTTAAAGTACATCGAGACATCGATGTTTGGACCCGAATACAAGCCCGATGGGATGTTAACGGGTGCCAATAGACCGCACATTACCGGCCAAGGGAGAGAATTCTTTGCCAATGTCATCATGGAAAACGGATTGATAAAAGGGGTCAAATGAACATCCTCGAAATGATCGGTGGCCTAATTGCTTTCCTGATAATGTGGGCTTTTCTCTTTGTATTGCTCTCGTTCTAATACAGGCCCTACAAGCCGTTTTCTTTGCAGTACTAAGCCGGAACCTTTCCGGCTTTTTTAAAGCCCTATAAACCGAAAGGAAGCCATCATGCCAGTCTGCCTAGCCAAGCAACCATCTATCCCTGTATCGCTGTCAGTCATCCAAGAAATTAACCAAGACCTGACAGAATCCGATGCCTACCAAGTGCTGCATTTATTGCACTTATCACAGCAACAAGGATACTCAATCAATCACTCAATGATTGAACGCATCATCGAACGAGTCATCTTTCCATTTTAATAAGGGGTCTATCATGGTCGGAAAAGTTACACCCAACACGATGCTGTCCGCTTCTCGTTTGCCCTCAATCATGGGCTACAGCAAATACCGCAGTCCTAATGACGAACTGAGTTCTGCCATTGACGCACTCGGCGGCAAAGAACCGCCAAACATTACCAATGAAGCAATGGAATGGGGGAACAGATTCGAAAAACCGATACTAGAAATGGCGGCAGTCCGGCTAGGTCTATCAAATTTGATAACTGAATACCCTGAACCCTGCTTTCATCCACTGCTGCCGCTTGCCTGTAGCCTTGATGCTACCGCCGAAGGCAACGGGGTAATTGTGCAGAATAACCCCGATCTCGGAATCATGGTCATGGACTCCGATACCATCACACTAGAAGGGCGCGGAGTCTTGGAAGCGAAACTAACTGCTGTTTCCCCTGAGCATTCACCAGCCCTCTACAGAGGTCCGATTCAGCTACAGGCACAGATGGATATCACTCGCGCTAAATGGGGTGCCTTGGCGGTCTTATATCGCGGCACAGAACTACGCATCTTCCTGTTCAAACCACACGAAAACACCCTCCGAGCTATCGAAAAAGCCACGCTCGATTTCCAACGTAGACTTGACATCTGGAAAGCAGATAGGCATATTGAATACTATCCACCTGTCAACAGTGACGATGCCAACAGAACATGGGGGACTGCCGAAGATGTCACAGTCCACCTAGCAGGCGAGTTCGAACAGTGGGCGCGAGACATCTACGAAGCAAAGCAGGACATCAAGCAATGCGAAGACATCATAGATGACAGAGAGAAACGTATCAAAGAAGCAATGCAAACAGCCACCAAAGCTGAGATCGGGAAGTACCAAGTAAGCTGGCCTATGCGCCACTACAAAGCAGCAGCCGAGCGAGTCATCCCAGCCAAAGAAGCGTACTCAATTCGGCAATCATCTCTAACCATTAAGGAGAAAAAACAATGAAAGCGTTTCCGCTCAAAGCAGTGAATACGTTTGACGATCACGAGGGCATGGACTTGCGCGATTACTTTGCGGCAGCGGCCTTGCAAGGGATGATTCCCGATGCTTTTCAAGAAGCCCCAAAAGACTATCCACAAAAGAATCTGGCTGGGTTTTGGTCTGAAATGGCCTATGAAATAGCCGATGCAATGATGAAAGCGAGGACAAAATGAGCAACTTGACAGTAAGAAACGGCTTCCTGCCGACAACCTTTTCAGAAGCTAAGACCTTCGCAGGCGAACTAGCAGCATCCAACCTAGTACCCAAAGCCTATGCAGGCAAGCCACTGGACATACTGGTGGCTATCCAATGGGGCAACGAGATTGGACTAGCACCCATGCAGGCACTGCAAAATATCAGCGTCATCAATGGCAAGCCATCCGTCTACGGTGACGCAGCAATGGCACTGGTGCAGGCACACCCAGCCTGTGAGGGCGTAGAGGAATTCTTTGAGGGCGAAGGTACACCGAACCCTATCGCGGTTTGTATCGCCCACAGACGAGGCCGTAAACCCGTCACAGCCAAGTTCTCAGTCGAAGACGCAAAGAGGGCAGGCTTGTGGAATAAGCAAGGGCCGTGGACTAGCTACCCAAAGAGAATGTTGCAAATGAGAGCCAGAGGTTTTGCCCTGCGCGATGCTTTCCCAGATGCACTTAAAGGTTTGATAACTACTGAGGAAGCAGAGGATTACCCAGCAGAAGCCAAGCAAGAAGCCAAGGACATCACGCCTAAGAATCCATTGGATGCTATCGATTTGCCTGAAGTAATAGAACCTGCCTATCAGGAAGCCGCTGTAGAAGTGGTCGATGGTACAGTTACCGTTGAAGCAGAGGTAGTAGAAGTCGTCGCAGAACCAGAGGAACCAGAAACTTCTGGGGGTGGATGGCTTTTGTACACACCTCGCAAAGACCCGCAGGAACTATCGTCATTGGAAGAGTGGCTCAAAGAGTACAACGCGCTGGCAGACAAGACCGCTGGTGCAGGCAGGGCAGCACCCAGAGCAAGGATGACAGCCCTGCGTGAACTGCGAGAGGCCAACGATCCAACGATCAAGCGAGCCCCCACGCTAGTCAAGGTGGTGCTAACGCAAGGCCACCAGACCAGACTGGCTTGGCTAGGCCACCAGATGCGGGAAGAGGAAGGCAAATCTGACAACGTGAAGGAAGATCATGGACCACAACGTCAAACTTGAAATAGCAAAGCAGTATCTACGGGATCGCAAGAAATACATCTGCGAACAGGATCAGTCCGACCCGACTCGGTTCATCCCGCGCAAGTCAATCGAAACCAATGTCAGACAAACATGGACGGAATACCAACATGAACACAGCAAAAGCAAACAACAAGCCGCATCGCCTATTCGATTTTTTGATAGAAAGATTCGGTATCAAAAGTGACTATCAACTAGCGCAACTGCTAGAGGTCGGACCATCTGCCGTCAGCAAGTTCCGGTCAGGCAGACCAGTCACCGCCAACCTCATCCTAAAAGTGCATGAGACATTTGAAGTACCCATCAAAGATATTAAGGCACTCTTATGACTCACTTACTTGTCCTTCTAATTGGAACGGCAGCAATCTTTTGGGGCGCACTCACGCTGTCAGAAAAAAACATAGCCGAGTACAAGCGGGGCTATGCCGATGCCATGTCTACCCAAAAACAAAAGCCAGAGGAACGCAATGACCCAGAGTGTAAAGACCGAAGAAAACCTAAAGTGGTGCAGCGCCTGCAACAGCCGAAGGGAGATTGAAGGGGGCTATTGGAAACAATGCCGCAAGACTAGGCGGTGGGTCTGCCTGTCCTGTGCCGAACTCAAGTCACCTAGCTTCTACGGAAAAAATAATGTTCTGCCTACACTGTGTGAACTTTAACCTGAGAGACTATCCATCTCATGTTCGAGTCGGATTCGGTAGATGTATGGCAGCTGACCTGTATAGCAAAGGCGCTGTCTTCATGCCGATCCGAACCGTCCACGAATGTGACAAGTACGATCCAGTCAAAGATGATGTGCTGATAAAAAGAAAGGAATGGAATGAGAGCCGCAAAGGTGGATGACAACCAGAAGGAGATCGTCAAAGCATTGCGGACTCTCGGCTGTTCCGTTCAACATCTGCATAGCGTCGGCGCTGGATGCCCGGACCTGCTCGTCGGCTATAAGGGATTCAACATATTGTTGGAGGTGAAGGACGGCAACAAGTCACCGTCGCAACAGAAGCTCACGCCAGACCAAGTGATCTGGCATAGAGACTGGCGCGGCCATGTCAATGTTGTCAATAGTTCAGAGCAAGCAATCATAGCGGTACTCACAACAGCCAGAGACTTGTCGGACTTGGACGATCTGAAATGAGTTTGTGGCGTAAGCGACAACTAAACATAGGGAAAAAAATGAACACAGAAGACATTATCCGCATGGCGCGGGAGGCTGGATTCACAGAAGTCAAAGTGCAAGGATTTGAATTCCCAGTTTCTCTTTACACAGCAAGTATCCATGACATCAAACGGCTATTGGAAACGGAACGGGAGGAGTGCGCGAAGCTATGTGATATGGTTGAAGATGATGACCTTTACTTTGGTAGCCAATATGCTGCTGCTATCCGCGAAAGGGGTGCGCCATGAGACAGACATTTGAAGAACGTAAGCGCGAATGGGAAGACTACCACCGAGAGAACCCGATGGTATGGGAATACTTCCAGAAGTTTGCCTTCGAAGCCGTGGCAAAAAGACGGAAAAAAATTAGCCATTGGCTGATCATTAACCGCATCCGCTGGGAAGTCTACATCGTCACCACAGGCGAAGAATTCAAGATCAGCAACAACCACATCGCCTTCTACGCAAGGCTATGGCAACAGACTTTCCCGCAGCACAAGGAACTGTTCAATACCAAGCGGATGATCGGCGAATAGTTACTTAGGTCTTAAGGCTTCGTACTGTTTGACGCAGGTGTCGAGGGCTGCTTGGAGTCTTGCGGCATCGGCACTGTACCCTGCAAGAAAGATTGCATCTCGGCTTGCCAGTTCCGCTCCACTCGCTCCACCGCAAGATTGGGTGGCACCGGACACGGCACTTGCCGAGGTGGTGGGGCGCTCGGGGCGCTGGCGCAAGCTGTTAATAAGCTTGTCAGACCGAGCATTAATATCCCTGATTTGTTCATAAGACTCCTTCCTTAACTGGTCAGCCTGTGCCTGTAGCTCCTGCTCCTTCTCACGCGCAGCAGCTTGTGCCTTCGCATATTCCTCTGCCTGCTTGGCACGTTCCTGATCCCATGCCGACTGGACCTCTGCCTTACCGTGCGCTGTGCCTTTGACATAGCCACCAGCGCCTGCAAGGGCGACAGCGATAACGGCACCGGCCACGAAATAGGGATTCATTTGGGCGGCACCTTAGTACCGTCAAGCTTCTTATGAATCTTTACCTCGCGGCAGACCTGAACCTCTTTGCCCTTCTTATCCTTCTCAGCGTGGCAAACCTTCTTTGTCTCGCCAGCATGGATTTGGAAAGCCAAGAACAAACTGGCAATAACTGTGACAGCCATACGCGCATAGATCAGCATTATGAAATCTCCGGGTGAGGTGGTTGAACAGGTGCTGCCTTACCGCCATAGCCTGTGGCTACAGATGTTGAAGAGATTGAATCAATCGTAGGTTCCATGCGAACAGGAGCCTGTGTAGGTGAAGGTGGTGGCGCTTTAGGTGGAGTCGGATCAGCCCAGTCACTCGCTTTGCTTACACCGGGTGGAGGGTCAATTAATTTGGCGACACCATCTTTTCCTTTAATGGCAAGTAATGTTCCCAATGCACCCAATATGTATTTTGACATATCGGAAAGGAGTAGAAAAAATTGTTTGTCAGCAGGTGCCATACCAACCATAGGCTGAGTCACGAAGACGACCGAGTACATCGACAGCATCGTCATGGTCAGCACAACAAGACAGAACGTCGAGCCAATGATAAGCTTTAGCAGAGCATCCATCTGCTCAGGGGCTAGTGTTTTCATTTCTCATGTCCTCCTGTTTCAGTAGTTGGTCAGGGCAGGTGCCAGTGATAGCGCAGTCTGGACGTTGGCATTCCTGTTTCTTCCAGTTAGCCTTATCCATACAAGGATACCTGAAGCGGTCCTCACACCCACTAAGCCATGCGAGTGCCAGAAGTATTAAAGCTATTGAGCGCAATTTCATAGTGATGTTCCCTGTCTTCCAGTCCTATGTAGCCGCCATTGATTGCCTTGGTTAATCCCTTAAAGTCATTCGCATCAACGAAACGATTGAGTTTGTTTTCACTCCAGTACCAGCAAGCACTTTGCGCTGCTCCCTCGAAGGTCTGCAAATATTCAGCCGCTTCTTCAGGTGTGATCTCAAGCGAAGCAGCAAACCAAAAATAATTATTTTTTCCGGTGAGTTGCAAAATTCCTCTTCCACGGAATTTGAACCCATCTCCGCTGGCCTCATCACCATTGCCCATGCGGTTAGCGTAAACCTTATTAGCTATCTTCTCAGGGTTACGGGCATAGGGCTTGGCCGCTGCTAAGTCTGGGAAATACTTGTTGAATATTCTGACCAGACCTTCAGCACTGTAGTTCAGGTTCTCTGTCAGGAATACATAGCCGCCTGACTCATGACTGGTCTGGGCAAGGAAAGCAGCGATGCGCTTCGGAGTGTTGATCTCGTACTCTTCGAGCAAAGACTTTCCACTGAATTCTATTTGCGGACTGAACAATGCGTCGTACCACTGGTCAGCGTACTTGCTCTTAGGGATAAACTTTTTGAATGCGTTGCGACTAATCATTTGCCATACATCCTTTCGCTTTGAATCTCACGCCGCAGCTCTCGCATCTTCCTGACCTCATGCACTGCCGCCTGCGTGGCGTAATACATATCGTAGTACATGAAGGCCAAGATCGGCATGACGATAAAGAACATCAGCACCACGGCCATCACTGTAGCAATCAATGACCAAGGTACATCCTCATTGTCGCGCTTCTGATTACCAGCCACATTAGACCCACCGCCCATAGAATTACGAACACGACTGCTCCAATCCATACCAGACGACCCTTGAGCCGATTTACCGCCTGCCTTCGTTGCCATCTAGCCGCCTGAATCTTTCTGGTTTCTATTGCCAGCGCATCTGCCTGCTCATTCTGAATGTCTTGCCAAGCCTTCTCAAAACGGCTCCACACTGAGCCAAGCTCTTGAGGTGTCCCAAATACCATCTGTTCGCGTACTTGAGCCAGCATCTCGTTCAGCTTAGACTCAAGCCTAATACGTTCTAATGCCCTGCGGCCAAGCGATTGATCGCCTCGGTATACTTCCTTTGCTGCTGCCTCGCTCTGCACATAGATTTTTAACAGCGCCTCATACTGATCAATAAAGTTTCCAAGGTTTGACCAGATGTCATTTAGCACATCATCAGGTACTGCCTTGGCTACTTCCTGCACCCGCTGCACTTCGGCGTTGTACTGCTTCTTCTGCTCCGGGCTTGGATCAACTATCTTATGGTACTGCTCCTTCAGGTCTTTCAGTACGTCGCTGACATCCCCGCTCGTGGATTTAATCTGCTTGTATAACTCGACTCCGCGCTTGGCAAGATCGATTGCTGTGGTACAGGCCTTGTAAGCCGCAGCAATTGTGATCGGGTCAAGCACAACATCAGAACAGGTGGAGCTGCTTCTTCATGCTGATGATCTCTTCGCGCAGGCTGTCGTTAGCTTCCTCGCACTTACGGTTCTGCTCTTCGACCGCAGCCAGCCGCTGCGACAGGCGCTCGACTTCCTCACGCAAGGTGACAACCACCTGCTCCCAAGCGGCACCAGTAACGTCAGCCGCATGGTTGTTGCGGTTATCAACCTTGATCTTCTGGTACATCGCCCAAGCACCAGCGCCGATACCGCCAATGCCCACGGCAATCTTTGTTATTAAGTCTTCCATGATTATTCAACAGCATCCCAAGTCTGCGCCGATTCGTTCCAGCTGTACCGCTCACCGTCGGTCGGCATCGCTACAGGCGGTTGCCAGTTGGCGTCATCGTCCAGCGTCCAGCTCGGATACGGCTGCGGTGGGATGAAGGCATCGCGCACAGCGTTGTAGGTGTAGCCAACGCCTGCATAGTGTTTGCGGATCGTGCCGTTGTAGCTGGTCTGCTTCCACGCTCCACCGAACAAGCGCTCGCAGAAGGCCGCGCCGATGTGTTCCTTCTCCACGCCGTTAGCGTCGCTAGTGTCCTTGTTGTCCACCACGATCACGCGCAGCACGATGTTGTTGCTGTCCAGTTCTGCAAAGTGCGCCATTTCAAGCCTCCAGTTTTAATCCAGTCAAACTTAACTCATCGCCAACGACACCGACCGGGAACGTGTTGAACGACATACTGATACGCATATCGTCACCCTGAACCGTCGGCACGTTATGTTCAAGTGATGACGGAAATAGAATCAGCCGCCCTGCAATAGCTTCAAACCACCATGACTCGGAGTTGTACAAGTTCCAGTTTTCAGGTGGAAACTTAATCTGTTGCCAGCCAGAGCGATAGAAATAAATGCGGTCATCCGGGTTAGTGTTCAGGTAGAACACCCCTGACACAAAGCTGTTTGGGTGCGCGTGCTTGTGATGCCACTGCCCCTGCTCTGAATAGTTGAACCACGACTGTGTGATTCGCAAGTCAACATCATGCTTTGGGTCGGTAGTCGCCTTGAAGTATTCAGCAACGCAACCCTCAATCCAATCCCGCAGGGAAGTCATTACTTGTTCGCGTAGCACAAAGTTGTTTACGCTAGTGGTGTTACCTTCGTTTGGCCGAGTCTCCTGACCGCGAACAAATAGCAGTTCTTCGTCGGTTAATGAACGGTCAAGGTCAAACATCCCGATAGGTATCGGAAACAGGTTGTGCATATTCATGCGATTGCATCCTCTATTTCTTTGACCTGCGCGTTCATGGCTTCAAGTTGCTCTGGCAAGTAAATGGTCGGGATGCTGTCCTCAAACTCTTTTATCTTGTCCATCACCCAGTAGACCTCCTCGATGCTCGGACAAGGGCGAGGGTCTTCCCAGCGAGTGAAGACGCCATTGCTGATTTCCCATTTAGCACCCGGACGTAGCATCTGCATCGCTACGTCAATGCCATAGAAGCGGTAGATTTTTGTGTCCATAGTTATTGATTGATTTTGATGATTACGATGCCAGAACCGCCGTTTCCACCTGCTGACGCTCCTGAATTTTCGCGTTGACCGCCGCCGCCACCATTTCCGGTGTTCGCCGTTCCGCTTGAGCCATTGGTTGCTGGGCTCGCATAAAGCCCACCACCAGCACCAGCAGCATAAGTGACAGAACTCCCGCTAATTGATGAAGAGCTACCAGCCCCGCCAGAGCCGCCAGCATTACTTTGTCCAGCACCACCAACAGCACCAGAGCCGCCACCCCCACCAGCGCCATAAAAAGGCCCATTAGGAGAACCGCTGCCACCGTTATTGCCCTGTGACGGCGATGTTGAAGGCGTGTTTCCAGCGCCGCCAGCAGAGCCAAATCCAGCGCCACCACCCCCAGAACCGCCGGTGTTGCCAGTGGCAGTTTGTCCTGATGCTGATGACCCACCTCTGCCGCCGCCATTGGACGTGATGGTTGAGAAAACAGAATTGGAGCCATCTGTTCCAGTGGCTTGAGAAGCGCCTACACCTCCAGCGCCAACGGTGATTGTGTATTCTGTTCCCCCAGTAATAGACAACCCCGTGCCTGTTCGGAATCCACCAGCGCCACCACCGCCGCCAACTTCTCCACCTCCTGCACCGCCACCAGCCACGACCAGATAATCCACGCTGGTCACACCGGTTGGGGCAACCCACTTGGTCGATGACTTGAAGGTAAAGACAGTCTGTGATGCGACGGTGTATTTCAGGATGACGATGCCGGAGCCGCCGTTGCCGCCTGTTGAAACAGAACTTGAAGCACCACCACCGCCACCACCCGTGTTGGCTGTACCTGCCGCTGCACCCGGAGAAGGATTGGATGAGCCATTGCCACCACCACCAGTTCCGCCTGTGCCACCAGATGCAACAGTTTGGTATCTAGCCCCACCACCACCACCACCTGCATAGGTAACGCTACTACCGCTTATTGAAGAAGCGGTTCCATTACCACCGTTGCCGCCACTTGGATTTCCGCCAACACTTCCAACAGCACCAGCTCCACCGCCACCGCCACCAGTTTGACCGGGTACGCTTCCATTGCCACCGCTGCTTCCTTGCGACGGAGTTGTGCTTGGCGTGTTTCCTGCTCCACCATTAGAATTACTAGAGCCACCACCTCCAGACCCACCACTTTGACCATTACTAGCTGACGGCCCCAAATCAGCACCACCGCCACCACCACCAGTAGAAGTAATCGTTGAAAATACTGAATTACTTCCATTAGCTCCGGTGTTATTTGCTGCAAGAGCCGTACCGCCAGCACCAACGGTAATCGTGTAATCAGTTCCGGCTGTAACGCCTAAGCCGGTTCCAGTACGAAAGCCACCTGCGCCACCTCCGCCGGAACCATAACCACCAGAACTTCCACCGCTTGCACCACCAGCGACTACAAGGTACTCAACCTCGGTCACGCCAGTAGGTGCAGTCCAAGTGCCAGATGCGGTAAAGGTCTGGACAACGGTCAGTGCGCCGCCGCCAGCAGCAAGCCTGCCCAACAGCATTGCCATAATGCCACTCATGACACGTTTCCTGTAACGACGCAAACTGTGCCGCTGATAAACAGGATCGTCGCAACGCCTCTGGTCGCCAATGTCATCGTGTCCTTGTCCGTATTCGTGCCTGCGATGTAGGCCGTGGTGATCGAACAGGTGATCGTGATGTTGCCGGTCGTGTTGTTGAAGATCGACACGATGTCGCCAGCAGCGAAG